TTTTTATTTCAATTGAACTAGAATCAGATAATTCTATACCTAAACTTTTAGAAACAGCTGTTCGTATACTATATGTTTGGCATCCATCTTTTACTTCAATTGATGCAGAAAACCAATTTAAATTTCCTCCGGAGTCAGCTTCTGTTCCATATGTTTTTGATAATTTAGTTATATATGATAATGATGATCCAATTAATGTATCTGAAAATCCATTATCTGTTAAAAATTCAGATCCGGTTTGTATACCTAATGTATTTAATAAGTTATTAGTAATATTTGTTTGATTAACTTGATTTGAATATTCTATTACAGCAGATTCAAATGCATTGTAAAAATTTATATCAAGTAATTCAACATCCATAATTGGATATCCAACATTTTGAGCAGCGTGTTTTGCAAAGCTATCTGCTTGTTGTTGAAATAATGTATCATTATCAAAAAATCCAAATGGAGTATCTCCGGTGGTAAATGAAGAGCTCCCTGGCCATATTGGTTTATTTTCACTGTAATCTGCCATATATTAATCCTATTGTACTCTTGTTAGTGTTGAATCCAATAATTGCATTTGTTCTAATGTTTCAATTTTTTGTGTAGTTAATTTTTGAATAGCTTGAAAAGTTTTTTTAGCTGAATATGGTGATAATACTTTAATTGTAATTAATTCAGCTCCTTTTCCTAAATCTTGTTCTATATGAACCATAAGAACCATACGAATAGCTCTTATTCTATCTAATACGTCAACTAAATTACCTTTATAACGAATTCTTGCTTGTATTGAATATTTTACTCTTTGAACTGCCATAGTACTTCTTTTATAATAAATATCTAAACAGTAAGAAAGGGATGACAAAATCATCCCTTCCAATTATAGTTGTTAAAATAAACTTAATTTATATTAAATTGATTTTAAATCAGCAACATATACTTTACCATAGAATTCAGGTCTTACCATTTTCTTAGCATATCTTGTCATTACACCTTTTCTTGGGGTGAAGTTAACAGGATCGTATACTAATGGAGTCATGATAAGTGGTACGTATGGAGCATAAACTGCACCCGTTTCAAGGAACTGTGCTCCTCTATATCCCATAAGGATTACGTTTTCTTTCATGTATGGGTTTTTGTATACTGTGTATCTATTATTGATAGCACCAATTTTCTGAACACCAGCAGCAAATTCCATTTTGTTACCATCTGTGTCAGCAGCAAATCCAGGAATAGATTCAAGGATAGTTGCAACAGCAGGTGAAGTAACTAAGAAATTAGCGCCACCTCTTAGTGTCTTTTGATGAATTTTATTAGATACTTTTTGAAGTTTAGTTCCTAAAGTTTGGAACCACTCTCCTTGCGTATTATAGAATCCACCAGCAGATACATCTCTTCCTTCAAATGCTGTACCAGCATCATTTAAGAATTGATTTGATTTAGCTGACCAAAACTCAGTAGTTACTGCGCCGTCAATTAACATATCAAGAATTTCAAGATCAATTTCCATTGATACATATTCACTTAACATTGAAGTTAATTCAGCTTCAGCGTCAATTGAGTGATATGCATTTAAATCTTGAGCAAATTCAGGAGTCCAAACAGCCTTTAACTTTCTAGTCTTAGCTACTATTGGATCTGATTGCATTTCAAGATTTACTTCTGGAATGTCAATATCAGTACCACTATTGATACCAGTGTCAGCACCAGAACCTTTAAATGGAGCTGTGTCTTCAAAGTCTCCTCTACTTACATCAGTAGGTTGTTTACTAAATTTAACTGTATATGATCCACCAGCACCAAGAGTTGCATTAGAACCTGATACTAAAAATTCTACATTACCACCATTTATTTTTGTAAATGCTGGGAATTGAGTTATTGTACCAGAACCAGTTGCTATTGTAAATGATCTTACTGCTAATTTATCTAAACCAGATAAAGAAGAAGTAGGTATTTGTACAATACCATACTGAGCAAATGTTCCGACAGCAGGAGCAGTGAAATCTGAATCATAATTTACAGATGATGATGCCAATGTTCCTAAAGTTGCAGTTGTTACAGTTGCAGAGTCTTCATTGATAGAATATCCAAATCTTCCTGCACCATATAAACCACCTGATGGGTCACCTGATGTTGTAGTAACACCAAACATAGAGTCATTTGCATTTGGAGCACCAAATGGGTTATCACCCGTTCTGTCTAAGTTATCATCATCGAATCCAGGCTGTGCTGTTCCGTATTTGAAATCTAAATAAAATACTAGACCTGATGGCAAGTTCATTGGTTGTACAGAAACAAATTCTTTAGCTGCAAATTCAGCAAAGATTCTTCTTACCAATGGAAGTGCTACACCAGCCCATTCTTCAGATCCTTGAGTTGTACCAGTAGCAGACGCTTCTTTTACAAGTTGTCTTGCTTGGTTCTCTAGAAGCTGAGCCATTCCGGCTTTTTCGGTCTCGGTTTTTAAACCTTCTAATAGACCGGTCTTTTCCCATTTGCTAACTGAATTAACAACAGCTTTTCTTTGGGAAAAGTTATTATCTTCTAATAAAGATGAAATTTCCATTTTTAATTTTCCTTTTTTTTAATCTAGTAATCCAGCTAATTTCTTCCATCTATTAGCTAATTGATTACCTTCATTGATTATAGTTTTAGTTGCAGGAGCAGTAGATTGAACTGGTTTAGAAGCAATTCCTTCTTTTACCATTTTTCTCTTTTTTACAGGTACTGTAAAATTTTCTGCTAATGTACTAAATACTAGTTTAACTTCTCTTGTATTACCAGCTCTATCAAAATTTTCTATTACTTTCATTTTTTGATCTTCTGATAATTCAAAATTTCTAAATAATTTATTCGTGTAAAGAAGTTTTGCATTTAAAAGATTAACTTCATTGATAGTGTCTCTCAATGATTCAATAGTATCATAAGCTTCATCTAACTCTTCTACTAATTTAGATCCTTGTGGATCATCAGTGTGATCGTCAGCTTGCTTCATACCAGTTCCTTTTCCAATACCAGATGAATCTAAAGCTTCGTCAACTTCTTTTTCATCTTTTTCTTTGGGTTCGTCTCCAGTACCACAATGAGCTTCACCTAATTCATCTTCTGAAAGAATTTCTTCAATTATTTCATCAATGTTTAGTGATTCTTCTACTTTGTCATTGTCTTTTGGCTCTTCATGTTTACCTTCGTTTTTCTCCTTCTTATCGTCGGGTTCATCTCCAGTGCCACAATGAGCTTCATCTAACTCTTCAGTTATTTCTTCTTCATTCAAGTCTTCTTCTAACTCTCTAATGATAGCTTCTAATTCTAGATCTTCAGTAGCAACATCTACAGGTTCTGCATCCATTTCGGCTTCTTCGCCTTCTGCATGCATATCCCCCATTGCATCCATGTCATCTGATACAGCGGCTGCATCTAAATCTTCACCAGCTTCGTCGTCAGCTTTTACATATTTTTCGCCGTCGACAGTTACTGTTGGTTCTTCAGTAGGTGCTTCCATATCCATATCCATATCTACATCCATTTCATCTCCCATGGGTTCTTCCATTTCTTCTGAAATTTTTGTTGATAACATGTTGTGAAGTCTAGGAGCAAAAGCTTCTTCAAGAGCTATTTTTGCATTTGCTAACGCTGTTTCTTTAACAGCTTTTGCATCTGCAATTGCTTCTTTTAGTAAGTCCGATTTTACGTCCATACGTTTACTCCTTAATTTTTTGTTGGAAATAAGATTATTGTGAATCTTAATAAGAATATTAATAATAATTGACGCTATATAGAGATAGCGTATTTACTATAAATATGGAGTAAGTAAAAAAAGATTAATCTTCTTTTAATGTTTGAATATATTGTTTGTATTTAGCTGCAGAAAGCATTTGTCTTTTTAAAATACTTGCTTTTTGAAATTCTTGTTTTGATTTTAATATATCTAGTATACCAGATGTTTTAGTTTGTTTTTTCCAATTTCTAATTGCAAAATTTATATCTTTGCCTATTACTTTTGTTGAAAATGCATTTCCTGGAACTATTGATTTGTGGTGTTTAGATTGTTTGTTCATTATCTGAATTATTTGTAACTTGTTTTTGTATTGGTCTTAATGTAAATTTAAATTTTGAAACTTCTGGTAATTGACTTACAAATCCTTGTATTCTTTGTGATTCTTTAGCAGGGTCTTCTCCTAATCTAACATAAAAGAATCCTTTACCAGCTGCGTCGTTAAATTTTGTTTTAATAACATGCATTCCTTTTTTATTTAAAAATGCTTGGATATCAGCTTTTACATTTCCTGCAGTTGCTGGATCTATTAGTTTATAAAGAAATCCTCCCCTATAGTCTGATATTTTATTTACCAGATCTGCTTCATTTGTTTTCTTTAAACCAAAATGCTGATGATACATATTATTTATATTTGACATCTATTTCCTTTATTATAATAATTTTTTTTCAATTATCAAAATTAATCTATTTCAAAATATCTACCTAGACCTGTTCCAATATCTTCATATGCAGCAGTTAATCTTTCTTGTAAAACATTCATTTCTTGAGCTGTTTTTTCAAATACTTTATATGAATTAGCAATTTCTTTCATGTTTCTGTTAACGGTAATTCCGTCAAACCAATCTCCTTCGGATAGTGTAACTTGATTAGCCATTTCAACCATATACTTTACTTTTTCACATAATTCTTTTAAATTTGTTTTGCTATAAACACCTTCACCTAATTGAGAAAAAGATTTAACAGACTGCAAAAATTCTTGTTTTTGTTCTGTAGTTATTTGTATTGGTTCTCTTTCTAATGCTTCTAATAATTCTTTTATTCTCATGGTAAAATCCTACATTTGCCGCTATCACACAATATTGATGTAATAATATTATTTACTTGTTGATAATTTTTTTTGTTATTAATTTTTTTTGATTCATTCATTGGTCTTAAAAATGCTCCATGTGTTGATGGATTAGATACAAAATCAAAACATATTAATTCAAAATCTTCTTGAACCTCTACTGCAGATTCTTTATATAATTCTTTTACACTTCCTAAACCTCTACTTGATATTCCTAATGTAATACCAGCTTTAAATAATGATTTTAAAATTTTGCCGGCTGGAGTTTCTAATATTTGTACAGCTCCACATAAATCATCACCATCCCACCACATTTTTAAAACATTGTGTGATACATTATTTAAATTAACAACTGAAGAATCCGGATGATCTAATTCGCCTAATGCTCTATTCTGATCAATATAATCTGTTTGATATTTTTTAGCTTCACGATCTAATATATTTTTTGGATATACTCTACCATTTTGATTTTTGGCCCCCGCTCGTTGTAATACTCCTTGTACTACCAATCCTCCAGGAACACCAAATTTAGCTCCTGATTGTTCATTCATAGCACCAATTGGTTTAAATGGCATATATTCTACTAATAAAGCTTTATTCATATTATTCTCCTAAACTTCTAACTCTTTCAGAAATTTTCAATAGTCTTTCAGAAATTCTTTTTAATGCATTATGAGTAGATTTTCCATATGTTGATCCAGCTATGCCAGATTCATTTTTTAATTTAGAAGTATATTTAACTAATTGTTCTATCTCTTGTAATTTTTTTGCTACTTCTTTTATAGTACCATTAACAGTTTGTGATGGAGTCGACTTTGGATTACCAGTTGCAAATCTTGAATATGATTCAATCATTGCTGCATATTTTTGATCCATAGCTTCTGATACTGATGCGTATGTGTATTTTCTTTTTTTCTTTCCAAATGCATATGGCGTTTTTGGAGGTCCAGCTCCTCCGTCTAAATTTGCAGTAACGTTTTGTTCATCAACAACTTTTATAGTGTCATCATCGTCTGCTTGTGCTTTAACTTGAGCTAATTTTTCTTGAGGTACTTCAATAGTAGCTTCATTTGCTTGTGCAGCAGCCTGCTTCATTGGCTCCTCTTTATCATTATCTCCGTCTAGATCTAAAAAGTCAGGTTTAGCTTCTTCGTTATAATTTTTACCTTTAACTTTTTTTATTGCATCTTCCTTTGACATTCCAGATGCTACCATTCTTGCAATTTGAACATCTGCAAAGTCTTGATCTTTATCACCATCTTGATCTTGTTCTTGTAAATTTTGAAATTTAGATTCAATTTGTTTTAATAATGATTTCATTTATTTACCTGTTTTAGTTCTTTAATTAAATCATAATATCTCAATATAGTTAATACATGAGATTCTTTGATTACTTTTATAGTTTCTACATTACAAAGCATTTCTGATAATTTATCTACTTTTATTTTTGTAGCAGCATCTGTTATTTTATTAACTTGCTCTTTTAAATCTTTTTTAATTGAAGGAATAATTTTTTCAAAATATTGTTTAATTGATTCTGAATCATTAACGTGAGTAATAAATTTATTTAAAACTTGTTTTTGATTTTCATCTAATGTTGAATATTTTTTATTAAATTTATCTACTAGAATTTTATATGCTAATAATCTAACATTTTTATCATGAGTTTTATATGTTTCAATTAATGCATTTGATGTATCAATTGATTCTTGTTTTCCCATTAAATGATTAACAATTGAAGTTTTACATTCTAACAATACTTTTGGATTATCAACTTCACTATATTCAAATAATTTATATATAGATGCTAATTCTTTATAATTATTTATACGTATTTTTGATATTTTTTGAAAATCAAAATTTTCAGAAATTTCTTTAACTAAATTATAACGTTGTCTTTTTAATGAAGTTTTGCTTAACCTATTATGAGAGTCTTTACAACTTCTAATAAAATCTAATGCTTTTGCTTCTGAATTAATTGTTTCTTTAATTAGTGCATTATATAACTGTAATTCTTTTGATAACGCTGTATTTTTACCGAAATATTTTTTAATTATTTCAACAGTTACAGTTTTATCAGATGTTAATGTTTCTGACGTAAGTTTTCTTACTAACATTTCAAAAAGAATAGCGGTATTTTTATACTTTGAATGTTTTAAGTTTTTCATGTTAGTGCATACTTCTTTTCATATAAATATAAAGTAAATTATAAAATATTGTTTTCATCCAACATAGAAAGATTTTCATCTTCTATTTTTGAATCTTCATTTATGATTTTTGATTTATTTTGTTTTAATTTCTTTAGTATATCAGCATTTTCTGTTGCAACTTTAATAGATTTTTTATATCTAGAATCTGGTTGAAATGTAGTACTAGTTGCTTGTTTTAATGTTTTTGCTCCAGTCGGATCCCATCCCATTTGATTTTTATGCTGTCCGTATTTTATTCCTTCGGGAGGTCGGCCTCCTTGATCTTTATCTGTTACATCATTGTGACTCATATGCATTGAAGCTAAATCGTGAGGAGTACCAAATGATTCTCCAGTTACCGTTGGATCATTGCCTTCTTGTTCTAATTGATTTTGTCTAAAACGTAATTTTAAATCTTCAACTATATCATTTCTTTCTTGTAACCATTCATCTTCAGACATATTAAATATGTATTCATAAATATATTTATCTGACAATAATTTAGAATCTTTCATTGCAACTGCTAATTGAATTTTTTCATTCATTAATGCAACTTTTTGTTGATCATATATAATAGATGGAGGAGTTAAAGATAATTCAAATCCAATTAAATCTTCTCCTTCAAATCCTTGAGAATATAAATGTACTATAGCAATTTTAGATAGTTCTGATACAACAATTTTTTGAATTCTTTCTATTGTTCTAGCAAAACGTATATCCATAGCTGCTAATGTAGTTTTTCCTTCAACACCTTCATCATATCCTAAAAATGGTTTAGGTATTTTTAAAGCAGCCATCATTTTATTTTTTACATATTCAATATCATCTATACCAGTAAATTGCATTCCTGGTAATGTATCTATTTGTGTTTGGCTATTACCTCCACGAACTGGTAAGTAATAATCTTCTAACATATTATTCAAATTAAATTTTAAATTATAGTTACCTGTTTCTTTATCGACAAAAGGAACTTTTTTCATTTTATTAATAATTTGTTCCATAAATGAATCAACTTCATTTGGTGGAATATTACCAATATCAATTTTAAAAATTCTTTTTTCTGGAGCTCTCATAATTCTATGTATTAACATTGCATCTTCTAACATTGTTAATTTTTGAAATTCTTGTCTTGCTCCTTCTAGCATCGATCTACCATATGGTAAAAAATTTGAATCTGATAACATTCTAAAATGTGCTAATTCAAAAACATCATATTCAATTTGTTCTGTAATAGAATGACGAAATTTAATTTCATATTCTCCCGTTTCTTCATTGAATACTTCCATTCTTTCTACTTCATATGCAGATAATGGTCTTGAATTAATTATACCAATTCCTTCTGATATATCTAATTTTAAAAAGAAATCTCCGTATTTACATATATTTCTTATCCAAGGCCACATATTGAATTCAATATTTAATACATCATAAAATAAATTGTATAATATTTTTTGGATATGTGTTTTATTAGTTTTTATTGTTAATATATCTCCAAACTGATCTTCTAAGGTTGATTCGTCAGAGTATATATCTAATGCAGAAGAAATAATAGGATCTTTATCCATCATTTCATAATCAGTATATAATTGTTTTCTATTTTGTTGTGAATAGTAATTTGAATCATACCCTCCATAAGCAGATCCATATGATCCGTATCCATATCTATTCGATCCATGTAATCTTGAATATCGATCAGTTATTTTTGTAGCAGAAATATTTCCTACTGATTGTAATCGATTTGTATCAACAACACGTAATTTTTCTTTGCCGAATTTTCTAACTACGACATTTGTACTAAATAAATTTTGTAAACGTTTTCTTAACGACGCCATAATATTATCTTTAATTTAATATAAATATAACTAACTACAGAAGCCAGGTTAAATTTTCATTATCATACCCATTATTCCAATCCCACCCTTGTTCAGAATGTTTATTTTTATTAGTATAAATGGTTGTATCTGATTTTTGAAATTGAGATAAAGCTCTTTTATTCAATTCAATACCTTGCTGTCTTAATTTTAAACTTGTATCACGTAACCATAAAGCAATTGCAAAACTCATTACCAAATCGTCATTATATCCAACTTGTGCTTGAGGTTTACTATTTAACCAAACGAATACGAATAGCTCTTGTATTAATCTTTTAGAATGTATAACAGGACTTTTTTCTCGCATATACATTTCTAATGCAGATATCATTAATGGTCTTGTTCGAGAAGTTGTCGACACACCTGGTACCATTTGTGATTTATCTTTTTGATCATATCCTTTTCTTAATTGTATATCTAAGTCGACATATCCATCATCTTTATATGTATAAAATAAGTTTTCATAATTTCTATCTAATGCTGGCTGTATTGC